GTTGCAGGTGTAGCGAACATGCCACCAGCACCAATCATCCCTGCACAACAAGAAGCTGAGATCCAAGAAGAAATAGGTCGCCGTGAGCGGGCAGAAGCCGACCGCCTAGACAGAGCATTAGGGGCAGCGCAGCCTCTTTCTGATCGTACAGGTGGCGTACAGCCTGACCAAGGTGATTTGTTTGCTCTTGATGGCCCTGCTTTTACACCCCCACCTGCACCGGTGCCGCCAGCACCTGTAGAAGATGTTACTACTGCAATCGAACAGACTGCAGCAGCACAACCACAAGCGCAGCCAAACTTGTTGCAGCAACGTATGCAAGAAGCAGCAGCGCGACAGCGCGAGCAACAAGCCCAAGCTGAAGCTCGTAGGCAAGAGGACTTACGGATTGAACGGAATAACCGCGAAGTTGAAAACGCACTGCTTTTACAGCAGGCGGAAAACGAAATCGCGGCTTATGAGGCGGAGCAGCAAGGCAGGCAGCGGCTGCAAACTCCTCCCGTGGCAGCGCCGGTTCAGGATCTCCCTACTGTGCCAGTCCCTGTTACTCCGCCTCGCCAGCTTAACTTGTTCCGTGGAGTGGGCGCACGTTTCCGCGAAACACCTACAGGTTTCGAGCCTGTAAAAGGGCCAAAACTACAGCGTATTACTAAAGCGGAGCGCAAAGCTATCGCTAAAGAAAACCGCCTACGCCGCAAGCAAGAGAAAGAAGCACAGAAGGCAGCTGAAGAAGCAGCACGCCCAATGACCCCAGCGGAAGCACGCGCAGCAGGGCAAGGTATTCTATTTACACAGCGTGGCGAACCGTCAGTTGCTGCACTCAAAGCAGCCGGTACTGTAGAGCCAGCCACACCAGAACTTACTCAGACAACACCTGCTGAAGAAGCCGTCGTTGCGCAGCAACAAGAGATTAACTTGCTGAAGCAGCAAGTTCAGTCACTTCAAGAAGAACGGCAAGCGCAGCCAGTTCAGGAGGAACCACAAAATGTACAGGAGCAAAGCACAGAAAGAGTGGATGGAAGCCAACAGGCCCGACCTAGCGAAGGAGTTCGCGTCGAAGACACCGGAGAACGCACAGCTGCCGCAACAAATCGCGCTCAAGAGCGTCTCAGAGAAGAGAAGGCTAGCAAGGCAGCAAGCAGCCCTGCGCAAACAGAAGAGACCGTTCGGGAAGCTGACAGTCAACAAGGTGCGCCGCAAGATAGCGTACAAGAGCAGCCTGTCGTAACTGACTTTACCTTCACTGAGGTTACAGAAGAACAACAACTAGCAGCTGATCTGATCCTAGACTTTGAAATCACAGATGATAAGAGAACTATGGACGATACAGCAGTAGCCCTTGTGGACTACGCTTTCTTTGGCGAGCAGCCATCTAAATCAACTAAGCCATCTAAGGCTGACCGTGACTACGCAGCGGCTGTAGAACGTGTGCGTGCGTTCTACGAAAAGGCTTACAAAGACCCCGAGTACTTCACTGAAGAACAGCTTAAAGTTCTTGATGATGTGTTCGTGCGGTTTGCTACATCACAAAACGAGCGGTCATCAGGCGACAAGAACAGAGTAAATCCGTGGTATACATACGCATCACGCCGCTACTTGATTCCTGCTATCGAAAAGCAGACACAGATTACAGGCACGCCGCACAAAGCCACAGGTGTGGTATCGGCTAACGTATCACCTAACACCGAAGCAGACCTAGCTACATCTGAGCAGGTTGCCAAGGACATGGATGAGCAGCAGGGTAACTTCTTCCGAGAAGATGGCACCGCCATCAATGGTACGCTTAACGCCGTACAGGTACGCGGCATTGTCAACAAGGCTATGGCTAGGTTAAAGCTAAAACCCACCGTCACTGTTGTGCGGAATCAAGCTGAGCTAGCGACCACAAATCCTGAGCTTTACAGACAGGCTCAAGCATCCAGACCTAACAACGATTTTGATACAGTAAACGCAGCAGGTTTTTCTGTTGGCGATCAAGTCATCCTGTTTACTGACAATCTAAAAACAGAGAAGCAGGTACGTTTTGTACTGGCACACGAAACTATGGGCCACTTTGGCCTCCGTGCTTTCCTGCCTCCTGCGCAGCTTAGAAAACTATTCAACGACATCTACGAAAACGATATGTCCCTACGCTATGCCATCGACAACAAGATGGATATGGGCATGGATAAGTTTGAAGCTGTCGAAGAAGTCCTTGCTGATGCAGCAGCCTACATGGATGCAAGCATTGTCAAACGTGTGATCGACGCTATCAAGAGCGTACTGAACTCACTGGGCTTTGACTTCCAAGATGACCTCGCCAGGTACATGATAAGACAATCACGCAGAAACTTGTTGCAGGGTGGTAGTGGTCTGGTAAGTGCGCAAGAGCTACGACGTAACATGCAGAGCTTAACATCTGAGAACATGTTGGGACGCTTTTCTACAGAGACACAGGCCGCTGACGTTGCTTCTCGTTCGTTCTCATCCTTTGCCCACGCAAAACCGTTTGGCGATTACGGCGGAATGCGCGGCTTGAGTAACTTCCTCAAGAAAGTAAAGAGCATTGAAAACTATAATGACGTAAAAGACTTCTTGGGTGAAATACTTGAGAATGTACAAACGCTAGACAACAAAGCCAAGCGTAGCGAAGGCTTGCAGATGGTCTTTGACATCTTCCAAGACAGAGCCAACCGCGCACGCCGTTTCCTAAACGGATATAAAAACCTTACTCCATACTCTAACCAAGCATGGTCAGTACCGTGGGATAGGAACAGCACAGCAGCACCTACTGATATAGAGAAGCTACAAGCTGGCGCACTATTAGCCTACGGCGCACGGCACAAGCAGCGTGCTGTAACCGAAGAACAAGTTAGAAACAATCCAAATTTAGTGCAGGTTCTACCCGATGGCTCGTATGCAATTAACGATGCGGCATTAGAGGCTGCAGTAAACGCAGGTAATATAACACGCGAACAATTTGCCGAAGGCATCCAAGTCTTTGTGGGCGATCCAGAAAGAGAGGATGTTAAAACTTGGAACCCAACGTGGCGTAACCCTGAGACAAATCAGGATGAGACGTTCACCATCACAGATAACATATGGCGTATCTACAACGAGCAGCGTGCCGCAGTGAATCAGTCAGCACAAGATGTTGCTATGGCTGTTATAGAAGGCGGCGTTGCACAGAAAGAGGCAACTCTTACTCTTTATAAAGAAGCGTTCAACATGACCGACGCAGAGACAGAAGTTATGCGCAAGGTTATGAAGAAGTACACAGACCTTTACAACGAAGGCGCAAGCGCACAGGCTGGCAGCTTTAGATATAAAGGAGAGTCCACAGCTAGAGCATCGTTCTTCCTACGCGAAGTAAACCGTGCGCTGTTTGAATCTAAGAAGGTAGATGATTGGGTCAAAGGCGAGGTCAAGTTTAAGTACGGCGAGACCGAAACAGTCATGGCTGGCCCAGAGTACCAAGACATCATTGATGGTCTACAAGGTATCAACGCTAGGTATGAAACACCTGATGCCAACCGTATTACATCAGCAATCGGCAACTTGTTCCTACTTGATGTGCAAGCAGCTAACGCGCAGTACCGTGCTAAACAGACCATCATGCAGGCATATGTACCGTTTACCCGCCGTGGTAAGTGGCAGATTCGTATGCAGGCTGTAGACAGTGCAGGCAACCCAGTAGCACTAGACCCAACATGGGCTAGTGTCCTACCTTACTATCAAGCAGATACCCGTGGCGACTCCAGAGAGGTTATGGATAACCTAAACACAGAGTTTGAGGGTGCTGAAATAACTGTTACGAACTCAAATGGACAGCAGCAAACAGTTCAGTTCCGAGCTGTGATGGAGAAAAAACGTCAAGGCTCACCACTTGGACAGCAGCAGAACATCAATGACTTTATTCAAATCCTGTCGCGCTTGGATGTAAACATCAACCCAGACGAACGGAACAAAATCATAGAAGCGTTAACTCGCCAAGAAGATTCTGCACGCCGGTCTATCGAACGTCAGGGTGTCGCTGGCTGGGATCCAAACGTGTTGAAAAGCACAGCAGAATATCTTGAGACACAAGCGCATGTGGCAGGACAGGCTTACTACCGCCACCGCCTAAACAATGTCATGCTTAGCGACAGACTGTGGCGTGGTGATGTTGGCAAACTAGATAGGCTGTATGCAGAAACCCAACGCACAGATCTGACACCAGAGCAGAAGCGCAAAGCTAACGCAGCCTATGATGACTACGCCCTGAAGTATTCAAACATGGCAGCGCAGGGCCAGAAGGAAGCCATCAACAGACTCGACCCAACGAAAACCCTCCGCAATAAGGGGCAGGGTGAGATGTATAAAGGCGATGCACTGAAGCTACAGCAGTTCTACGCCGAAGCAGGAAACATTGTAGACTCAACTGAGGACTTGTTGTCAGGAGAAACAGGTTCAAAGATCAAGATGTTCACAGTTGTTGCACAGCTAGGTGGTAGCTTGGCTACCGCAATGGTGAACTCTGTGTCTCTCGCTACTCACGCACATCCGTATCTGGCTTTCTATAACGAGGGCAGAGCATACGGTGGCGGCTTTGGTTGGCAGGAATCAGGCATGGAGATTAGCCGAGCAGTCAACAACATGAAGAACCACAAGCTGTCTGATTCGGCCTATCTAGATCAAGTAGTGGCTGACCCTGCGCTCCAAAAGAAACATAGACTGACGCAAGCAGAAGCTATTGCTATGCGTGATATGACATTCCAAGGGGTGCTTCAGTCTGCACAGGCTAACGCTCTAGTGGGAACATCACGAGGCGGTGTCTACAATAACAAGGTACAAGGTGCTATTCAGACATGGATGCTTGGCTTTACCTACACCGAACAGCTAAACCGTAGAGCTACAGCACTTGCCGCTTTCCGTCTGCATAAAGCTAGAGCAATAGCTGGCACACCAGAATACACTGAGCTACAGCAGAAGGGTAATCGTCGCTCACCAGATGAGAACGCACGGCTCAACGAGTTGGAAAACCAGTTTAACCAAGAAGCATCTGACTTTGCCAAGGTTGCGGTGAATACTTCGCAGGGTGAATACGCCATGTTCAACCGCCCTGAGATGGCACGAGGCAATATCGGTCAGTATATCTTCATCTATAAGCAGTTCTCTATCATCACTGTGCAGATGCTTCGCCATATGCCAAGATCAGGACAGCTTAACTTTATGGTATTGCTCTTGTTCTTTGCAGGACTGAAGGGTCTTCCATTTGCAGATGACTTGGCAGAGCTATACGACACGTTAATGCAAAAGCTAAACTTCAAGCACGAGCCTATTGAACTACAGCTCAACAAGTTGCTGAATGAGTTGGCTCCTGGCATCGAGCCGTATGTAATGCGCGGTATCCTAGATCAGTTCATGGCAGGTACGATCTCTACTCGCTTGGGCTTCGGTGATTTGGTTCCACTCACAGGAATAGGTTTAGCAGGGGCTAGCTTCCAACGTGAAATTACAAACTTCATGGGGCCAATGTGGTCTAGCTTGGAAGGCGCAACAGCAACAGCTAGCGCGGCAACACGTTTTGGTGCAGAGGCAATCGGCCTCAGACCAGACCTGACTAGCTTCAGAGATGTGATGAAAGAGTTTCCTGCGGCAGGTGTACGAGCCATCAGTGATGCGCTTACATACTATGACAACGGTATCATTACCAACGGTCAAGGTAAGCTAGTGGATGGTGATGCAAGCGCAGGACAGATACTCGCTAGGGCGATGGGCTTCTACCCATCAGTTGCTACAAGAGATAACGACATCGTTCGTATGGGTAAGCAACATGCGGCTTACATCCAGTCATGGGATCAGGGCTTTAAGAATAAGTACATCAAAGCCTATCTGACCAATGACTTCAACATGCTCAACGATGTTCTGGATATGGTGGATGATTGGAACTTCCTGCACCAAGGCACTGCGTTTGAGCTTCTAGATTTTGAGAAGAGAGCCAAGAGAGCCGCTAAACTATCTGCACTGCCTACAGCCGAACGGTATCTGAAGTCGTCGCCAAAAGCAGTCCGAGATGACCTCAGACTACTAATGGATATATACGGTGTAGAGACTACTGGGGATCTGTAACAAGCTGTAACTGTCCGTAAGCCATGTCATCAGCTACTACATCTGCGTTTTCAAGCAAGCTTTGGAATCTTGGATGGGTTAAGTTAAACCCTATAACATAGGATTGCGCTAGTTTAACTGGTGTATCTTTACCAAGTGAAGCCTTCTCTGACTTCGGCGTAGCAATCGCATTCTCCACAGCAAGTTCCTGTTTGAATGTCTTGTAGTCAGCTCCTCGAACAGACAACCATTTGCGGAAGTGAGTACGATCAATCATCATCGTACCCTTATCGAATGGGTCAGCCGCAGATTTACGGAACACATCAAGGCGAACTCTAATATCCCCTCGTGGCATACGACTGTAATCTGGCTGTGGTTTCTGACCTGCTGTGTGCATGACTGTTACCTGTGCATCAGCACTATCCGCCATGTATTCTGCGATGAGATCAAACGAATCAACTTGGTTTTCTTGGACAGTTTTACGGATAGCTCCGATCTGTGCCAGTACCCACTCAGTTGCTTGTCGATAATCAAACTGTATCAGGTTCCAATCGTTTGCTAGTTTCATACCAAGGTCAGCAAGCACAATAGCCTGTTCCCAAAAGCGTTCTTCACCGCTGAACTTAGCCTTATACTTTCTGTGGAATGTGTCAGATGCTTCTGCAATAGCGGCATTGATACCGTCTTCGCCCATCTCGACTAGGTTCTTTACGAACAGTCTACCTGCGTGGCCATAGTTAGCGTGGATAGCCTCATATATCTTACGCCCTGCTTCTGAGTTACGAGTAAACACAGCACTCTGCGGCACTGTAATCTCTAACAGACGAGCCATCTGTGCGTCTGTATCCAAGCCGGAAGCTATCAGCTTACTTTGCAGAGACTTGTTGGTGGATACTATGACAGGTGTAGCCCATGTCTTGGCATCACGTTCCTCTGCGTTGCGATTAAGTCTAGCCTTATCTCTGCCCTGCGATACCCAATAACAGAAGTCACCGACTTCTTTATCGTTCATCATGGTGACTTCGTCGATGGTCAGCGGAAGGTTAGCGTATGTACCAAGTCGTGCGAACAAGCTGTTCTGTGTGTACTTAGCCGCAAAGTGTAGCTTGTCAGGGTTGCCATAGATTGACTGCGCCCAGTATTGAGCCAGTGTTTTACCGCCTCCTGTCGCGCCATATAAAGAAATAGTAAGACCTTTGAGTCCTGTAAAATTATATAGTGGTGCAGAGAAACCTACACCCAACGCAAACATATGCGCTTTGAGATCTGCCTTCTCCAGTATAGATGTGAGTGTAGCCCACTGCTCTAGTGTACCCTTGGTAGGGTATAGTTCACCGCCTTGTCTCTGAATACCAGACGCTAATTTAATTGCTTCTTCTGACACAAGCCCATTAGCGTCACGCCTAATAAGTGTGTCGCCTAAAACAAATGCCGTATTCTTTTCCTTCCATCCCATCGTTGAATAGAGGTTGGTCATGGCACGGATTTGTCTAAGCTCTTCCATATATGACCGCATCATAAGTTGAAAATACTCCGTTTGCCTCTTGTTATAAAGGACAATACCTTGGTCTGCGATTGCTGTTGCAAACTCTCGACTGCCCTCTGCTAGATACGCTTGTCGTAGCGTGATTTCTTGCCACCCCATGTGCGGCCTGTTCCAGTGAAAGCGGACGGTTTCGTAGCCTAGTGACTCATCATAGCCGTAGCCCACTGGGTATATATCGAACTTGCATACATCTATATCCGTATCGTCTATAGTTACTTTGATACCATCTGCTGTTCGCTTGAAAGGTTTAGGCATAGGTACTGAGTTACCTACTTTATCTACCGCCTCTTGTGGAACAGCCACTTCTTGATACTGCACCCCAAGTCTGGCAGGTGAACCGATCTTGCCTTTGAACTTACAACCTCTACAGCCATTCGGCCTGTCTGCCTCAAACTTCGCACATGTTGTCGGGCCTGTTGTGGATTGTTTCCAGTGAGCAAGTTTCTGTAAGGTTGCTCTCTCATCGTACGACGGATGCTTATCACTCCACTCCTTTGCTGTAGTTTCGGGGTCAATACAATGTGCGGCTACACCTATAAGGTCATACCAAAGTGGCTCATCAACATCACTTTGGTTGGCTATAGCCCACTCAATCTGTTTACATTTGGTAGCTACAACAGAACCAACAGCAGGAGGAAACTCTTGTTTTACTGCAAGACTGTTGAGCAACGTGTTGTCACGAGTGTGACTTACAGCGCTGCCAGGTGATGCTCGGAAGTAATAACTTAGACAATCTCTCAGAGTCGAAACGCTTACAGGGTTAGCAT